CAAAAGCGTCCAGCAAAAGCTAAGACAACTATGTCTGATGTTCAGAAGAAAGGACAAGTCAGACGTAAGAACACAACGGCAATGTCTGATGAACAAAAGAAAACTCAAACTAAATCCGAACCTAAAACATTCAAGGAAGCTTTTAGAAGAGCTAGACAAGAAGGCAAAGCTAAGTTTACTTATAAAGGTAAGTCTTATGCCGCCGTTACACAGGATGAAGTTAACAAAGCATTTAAAGCTGGGAAGATAAAGAAGAAAACTCTTCGAGCTTACCTTAACATGAAGAAGAAAAAATAATGCCAGGAACACTTACACCAAAACAAAAGACACTTCCAAAATTTCTTCAAGATAAAATAATGAAGTCTAAGAAGAAGAAACGTACAGCATTATACGATAGGGAGAAAAAGAATGGCAGTTAACGCGGCTGGTAACTATACACGACCAAGAATGCGTAAAGCCTTGTTCAATAAAATCAAAGCGGCGAATGTTCAAGGCACTGCCGCTGGCAAGTGGTCTGCTCGAAAGGCACAGTTGTTAGCAAAGCAGTATAAGGCAAAGGGTGGTGGTTATACCTAATGAAGAGGTCACAAAGAAGTCTTAAAGCTTGGGGAGAACAAGATTGGCAAACCAAAAGTGGCAAGAAGTCTTCAGAGACTGGGGAAAGGTATCTACCAAAGAAAGCAATACAAGCTTTGTCAGCGGAAGAGTACGCACGAACCACAGCAGAGAAAAGAAAAGCAAAGAAGAAAGGGAAACAATTTTCTTCTCAACCAAAGCAAATAGCAAAAAAGACGGCACTCTATAGGAGATTTGCATGAGCTTTATAAACAACCTCAAACCAGAAGAGCATAGATATTTAAGACGCATAGTAAAAGAAATACACTTTCAATACTTTGATGAGAAACATGGAGCTTCTTTCGTCACTAATAAAATGCTAGATAATGTCATCGAGAACATTGGACCTGAGGTTGCAGAGGCAATGATTAGAACTGGTGTAGATAAAGGTGACAGAGTTTAAGTACAAACCTGATGGGGATGTTCTCAAAGGGTTTATGAAAGATAATAGTTTTTTTCGTGGCATCCGCGGCCCAGTTGGTTCTGGTAAATCTGTTGGTTGCTGTGTTGAAGTATTCCGAAGAGCATTAGAACAGAAACCAAATGATGATGGAGTTCGGAAATCTCGATGGGCTGTTATCCGAAACACGAATCCCCAGCTAAGAACTACAACAATAAAGACATGGTTAGACTGGTTTCCAGAATCGGACTGGGGTAACTTCAAGTGGTCAGTTCCTTATACTCACCACATCAAGGTGAATGATCTAGACCTCGAAGTAATTTTTTTAGCGTTAGATAGACCAGAAGATGTAAAGAAACTTCTTTCTCTCGAACTTACTGGTATATGGGTAAACGAAGCAAGAGAGATACCAAAGAGTATTATCGATGCATGTACTATGCGTGTTGGTAGATATCCAAGTATGAGAGAGGGTGGTGCTAGTTGGTCTGGTGTTATCTGTGATACCAACGCACCAGAAGAAGATCACTGGTGGGCAATCATGTCAGGTGAAGTTCCAATACCTGATCACATTCCTCGAGAACAAGCTACCATGTTAGTGAAGCCAGATAACTGGAGGTTCTTTGTCCAGCCACCAGCAATGAAAGAAGTACTCAATGATAAAAAAGAAGTTACTTCTTATTCTCTGAATAAAGATGCAGAAAACAAAAAAAATATTCTTGAAACATATTATCCCAATCTAATTAGAGGTAAGACCAAAAGCTGGATAGATGTTTATGTAATGAATAGGCTTGGACTGATTCAGGAAGGTAAGCCAGTCTATCCTGACTTTGTGACTGAAACACATCTTGCTGGTGAAGAAATACCAGTTGCCGCTGGAATACCTTTGTATGTCGGTATTGACTTTGGACTAACTCCTTCTGCTGTCTTTGGTCAAAAGGTTCGAGGTCGATGGCTGGTACAAGCTGAGATAGTTGCTATTGATATGGGTGTCGTACGATTTGCTGAGTTATTGCGACAAGAAATATCTACACGATTTAGTGGTCTTGATGTCTACATATATGGTGACCCAGCTGGTGACTTCCGAGCGCAAACAGATGAATCAACTCCATTTCAAATACTGAGAGGTGCTGGACTGAAAGCTGTGCCAGCTCCTAGTAATAGTGTAGACTTACGACTTGAAGCTGTTGCTTCTCAACTTACCAAGATGTCTGAAGGACTACCAGCATTCTTAATTGATAGAAGGTGTCAAACATTAATTAAAGGTTTTCAAGGTGGCTATTGCTATAGACGTATGCAAGTGTCTGGTGAACGATATGATGATAAACCTGAGAAAAATATGTACTCTCACATCCATGATGCCTTGCAATATATGATGCTTGGTGCTGGTGAGGGTCGTAGTTTGATAGCTGGTCAAAAGCCAGTCAAAGCGTTCAATGCGAGAAAAGGCTTTGATATTTTTAAAAGATCGCCTAATAATAGAAACAGATCCAGTTTTTGGAATAGACTATAAGGAGAATAGATATGTGCTTTGGTGGTGGTGGTAGCAGTAAACCTGAGAAAACAAGTCCAGTAGTTACGTCAGAACAAAAATCAAAAGAAGAAGAAGAAAAGAAAAGAACTATCGAGCGTAGGCAAGAAGAAAAAGAAAAGACGATAGCTCAAGAAGCTCCTATAAAAACATCTCTTACATACGAAACTGGTGCAAAAGCTGGTCAAAGAGTGATGAGAGGTAGTAGAGGTCGTAGAGCATTATATACTTCTAATCGTGGTGGTGTTGGTTTTAGAAGCCCACTTAGTGGTGGGGGTATGTACGGCTAATGCATGGTGATGAAGAGCTTATAAATTCATTCTTAAAAAAGTATGAAAGAGCTAAATCAGTTAGACAGCGTTGGGAAAGTTTATTTGATGAGTGCTATGAATATGCTTTACCTATGCGTCAAACCTTCGCTACACAATCTATAGGTGAAAGAAGAGATGATAAAATCTTTGATGAGACTGCTGTCGTTGGAGTACAGGAGTTTGCGTCGCGATTACAAGCTGGTCTTGTTCCTAACTTTGCTCGTTGGGCTGACTTTACTGCTGGTAGTGAGGTGCCTAAAGACTCACGCGATGCCGTAAATAATGAACTTGAAGAAGTAACTGAGTATGTTTTTGAGGTTATACAGAACTCAAACTTTGGTCAGGAAGTCCATGAATCTTTTATGGATCTTGCACTTGGCACTGGTGTACTTCATGTCGAGGAGGGCGATGCTATTAATCCTGTTAATTTTACAGCTCTGCCTCTTCCTCATGTTGTATTGGATGTTGGTCCTGACGATAGGATTGATCATGTATATCGAGAAAGGGATATTCGGTATTCTGATATAAAGATCTTATATCCAAAGGCAACTATCAATCCTCGTCTTGGAAGTCAGATGACATCTAATCCAGATGGTCGAACAAAAGTTCTTGAGATTATTTGTCGTGATTATTCTAAACCAAATGAAGATGCATTCTTTTGTATTATTTTTGATATCGCTACAAAGTGTCTATTGAAGTATGAAGAGTATAAAGGCACTGGTAGTAATCCATTTATATGTTTTCGCTGGAGCAAAGATCCAGGTGCAGTCTATGGTCGAGGTCCGCTTATAAATGCATTAAGCGCAATCAAGACAACTAATCTCACAATAGAATTAATTTTAGAAAATGCACAGATGGCAATATCCGGTGTATATCAGATGGATGATGATGGTGTTATCAATCCTGATACAATCAATCTTGTGCCTGGAACTGTAATACCTAAAGCACCAAACTCTGCTGGGCTACAACCAGTTAAGGCGGCTGGATCATTTGATGTGGCAAATCTTATTCTTTCAGATATGCGATTGAATATTAAGAGAGCATTGTATAATGATATGCTTGGCAATCCAGATCGAACACCAGCTAGTGCAACAGAGATAGCAGAACGTATGGCAGATCTATCAAGACGTATTGGTTCTGCATTCGGTCGATTGCAAGCTGAGTTGGTACAGCCAGTTCTCCAGCGTGTTGTATACATATTAAAGAAGCAAGGACGTATCAATATACCAACAATCAATGGCAGACAGATTAAAGTTCGTTCTGTTTCACCACTATCGCAAGCACAGTCTAATCAAGATATTACTTCTATAAATAGATTCCTAGAACTTGTTGGTGTAAGGTTTGGACCTGAGCTGGTAAATGTTTTGATTAACTCAGAAGAAACGGCAGTATATCTAGCTAAAAAGTTTGGTGTGCCAGATTATCTACTTAGAGATCTTGAAGAGCGTAAAGCAATAGTAGAGATGGCACAGCAGATGCAACAACAACAACAAATGATGCAACCACAAAGGACAATGGATGAACAAACAAACTAATACTATAGGCTCAATAAGTAAGAATGTTTTAAGTAGCCATCTTGACGGATTCCCTAGAGGAACAGAAGATGAACAGAATATATCTTTAAATTTTGTTTCTCTGTTTTCATCACCAGCTGGTGCAGAGGTTCTAAAGTATTTAAGGAGTGTAACTATAGAAGCAGTTCATGGTTCGGCTGTAACTAATGATACACTTCGACATGCAGAAGGTCAGCGATATATTGTTGGCTTAATTGAAAGACGTATTCAACATGGACATAAGGTGAAATCAAATGGCTGAAGAACAACAAACAGAAACACAAGAAGAGCAAACAATCGAGGTTCCGCAAGAGTATGCTGATGCTCGACCTGAGTGGTTACCTGAAAAGTTTAACTCTCCTGAAGACCTAGCGAATAGCTACACTAATCTTGAATCTAAGATTGGACAGAAAGAAGAAGAGATACGCAATCAGATGATGGAAGAGATACAAGCTGAAGCATATTCCGAACGACCAGCAGAGGTTGGTGATTATGTTCTTCCTGATGTTATTGATGATGAGTTGGCACAAGATAATGAGTTATTGAACTGGTGGGCTGATCATGCTTTTGAAAACGGATTTAGTCAAAGCGAGTTTGAAGAAGGCATCATGATGTTTCATGAATCTATCAATGATGGATATGATGCTGATGTTGAAATGGAAGAGCTTGGTGATCACGCTCAAGAAAGAGTAGAAGCTGTTGGTCTGTTTGTTGAATCAAACTTTCCAGAAGAATTGAGACCAACTATTGACAATCTCTGTGCAACAGCAGATGGTATAAGAGTAGTAGAACTTATGATGGAAGGATTGAAAGAAACATCTATCAGTGGGTCAGGCTCACCAACTGCTGTTCTTACTGATGATAAGCTCAAAGAGATGATGAACGATCCTCGATATTATAGTCCTAACCAACGCGACCCAGCCTTTGTCAAAATGGTTGATGAAGGATTTAAGAAGATGTATAACAGATGACCAAAAAAAAAGTAAAGAAACCGATAAAGTATTGACATATATCAAAAGAGGCAACCTTGAGTTCAGACCATGTGTTGTATCTGATGTTGATATT